TGGACTACCTGATAACTCCATAGCATTCCATACTTTAATATCTTCACACATAACAGATACGGCTGCTACTTTAAGACCTAAGTCATTTAAAACTTTTGCATATTTACGTCTTTGGCATCCATCATCCTCAACGGCTGTACCACCTGCTACAGATATAATACCACCAGATACTGCACCTGTAACAGGTACTACACATAAGTCTTGAGAGTATGCTGATATAGAAGGAGCTATAGCTGTAGGTACTGGCATACCTCGTTGTTCAATTATAGTTCTAGTTTCAGCTTTAGCACTAGATACTACTGCAAGTAATGTACCTATAAGAGCTGCTAGGATAGTCCATATAAGTTTAGTAATCATACTTTCAATACGATCTAAACGTTTATGTATTGTAGCGTAACGCTCTGCACAAAGTCTTTCATGTGCTACTAGTTCTTCATGTGGAGTCATACTAAAATTCTACCCATCCTGTTATAATATATTTGTCTCCACCAATAGGTGGGTTTCCTCTGTGTGTATGTGTATAAGATGCAGGAAATATTATACAATCACCTTTACTTGGTTTATATCTATATTGCTGATAAATAAACTCTGTTTCACCTGCTTCAAAATCATCATTTAAATAAACACTCCATGTAAGAATTCTATTTGACATAGTTCTGTCTGAAGCCTCACAATGCCAAGTATGATACCCCTGCCCTGGTTTAGTTTTTTGAATTTTCATAGTATAACTATTATGAGAACCTAAATTATTTAAAATAGAAAATTCTTTTGCATACTCTTTATAACATTTTCCCCAAAATACAGCATTAAAAGTATCTACAAGTTCATTATTAGTATGATTTAAAAGAAATTCAGAATCAGGTAAAAATATAGCTTCATCCTCTTTCTCTAGTTGTTCAGCTTTATCATGATCTTGTCTATTTAAAGTGAATCCATTGGCTTCTGCATTATCTATAAAATTTATAGTTTTATCACAAAACTCAGGACTAAAAGCTTTTTCATATACTTTTATAAATTGATCCATTATTTATCCTTATTTAAAATATGGTCCTACTAACCATGTTACACAACTATATCTTATTCCTTTTGTAACAGGTTCAACACCATGTATCATATAACTAGGAAATATTAATACAGTTCCTTTTTCTTGAGGAGGGTAGTAAGGTATTCCATTAGCATTTAAATAAAATTTACCACCTTCATAATCATCATTAAGAAAAGCTAATGCTGTAAGCTTTCTACAATCATCAGAATGTTGATGATATGTATCTACATGAGATGTATAATGTCCATCTGGTTTATAAATTAAAAACTCAGTTTGATTAGAATGAGTAATATCATACTTCCACCAATAATGATTAGCATTTAATCCAGTTGATGTTAATGTAGCACCAATACCTACATTTTGAGGAAGTAATACTCGTTCTGTATTACGAATATTAAGATCAATTAATTCTGTATCTTCACCAATATGTGGTGGTTCTTTTTTTATATCTTTTTCAGAATAAGTTTTAATTATGTTTTCACAAAAACTATCAGAAAGGTGAGATTTAAATACAGCACAATCTGTTAAATAGTCATATGGTTTACCTGTTTTAGAAACACCTAGAGTTTCTCTACCATCATACTTTTGATCTGCATTAGGACCATTGGCATCTACATAGTGTAAAAATACTTGAGCTTGCCATTGACCTTCAGTATATATTTCTCTCCAGTGTTCTACATCCATACCTCGATAAAGAACAGCATCACCTATATTCATATCTACTTTGTTACCTGCCATGTAGATAGACCATACATCACCTTCAAAACCTAAAGTAACTGTTGCTGATATTTCACAAGCAGGTCTATCAGTATGTTTCTTTAACTCTTCCCCAGGTAAATAAAGTCTAGCATAAGAGTATGTAGGATATAATTTTTTACCACAAGCTTTTTCAAAATGAGGTAATAAATCTACAAGTAATTGATCAAATGTTTTTGTTCCATGAATAGCTTCCGATTTAGGACATTGTTCATCATGCTCTGTTTTCTTTTGATTTACTAATTCTTTTAAAACATTTGTTAACTCTTTACAATTATCTAGATCTAAAAATTCTTTTAAATGGACATATCCATTTTTATCAAAATCGTTGGTCACGATTATCCTTTCTATTTATAATTACTTTTAATCTAAAAGCTGAATTTTTTTCCAACTATCTGTGGTATAATCCCATTCATAGTCTTCTATAAAAAGATCTTCATCATTTTTAGCTAAGTCTCCTGCAGTTTCAGGATGAATTTTTGCAGGTAAAGGTCTAAAAGATTCTGTAACAGGATCATACCAATTTAAATCTGTTTCAACTGTATTATCACAATCTATCCATAAAAGAGAAGTATCTGTTTCAAAAGTTTGATTTGCATCTACAACCTCTAATACTCGATAACCTCTTTCGTCTTCTCCTCTATAGTCAGATGTGTGAACTAATGCTTTTTTAGTCATTCTTATAACTCCAATTAATATTCAACAATAACTACACCAGCAGCAGAGTTTGCTCGATAAGGTGCATTACCTGTTCCTACATTACCTCCACCATTACCAACAGTTACAGGAACGTTTGTAGCCGTAGGCATAGGAATAACTTCAATAGCAGTTCCACCACCTCCACCACCTGCTACTCTAGCAGAAGGACCGTGTATTATACCTGCAGCTCCTGATCCATAAGTTCCTTGTACAGGGCTATTTACTTGTCTAGCAGCAAAACCACCACCACTTAAGTATGAAGAACCTCCTATAGCATTACCACCACCTTTAGCTCCTGTTGGATAGTTAGCTTGCATTTCAGCAGGACCCATAATAGCAGCTCCGCCTCTCATATTAAGCTGTCCTCCACTACCTAGTCCACCATAACCATTAGATGTAGAAGTGCTAGCCTGTGGAGGAGTAATAATTCGTCCACCAGTACCTCCTGTAGCTGAACAATATGCACCAAAAGATGATGTTCCACCTGTTTGACCTGAATAATTTATGGGCCAATTTCCTGGATGTCCTGCCCATCCACCACCACCTGCAACAACAGTAACTTTAACTTTCTCTACGTTACCTGGATTAGTCCATGTACCTGGTGAGGTGAATACATCCATATTAGAAAAACCACCTGCTGCTGCTAATGTTACAAAAGACATTGTACCATCACCATCAGATTGTAAAACTTGTCCTGAAGTTCCATTAGTTCCTGCTACTTTAGGAGCAGTTACTGCAGAGTCTGCAATATGTTCTGCATCAATAGAACCTGCTGCATAATGTTCACTGTCAATAGCATCATCTGCAATTTTTGTTCCGTCTACTGCATCAGCATTTAGCTTAGCTGTTGTAATAGCACCATCATCTATTTGTGCTGTATCAACAGTATCTAATGAAGCTAGTGCTCCATCATCTGCATTAACAAATGCTTTAATTTGTGAGCCAGTAACTTTTTTACTGGTACCTGCTTCGTTTATCTCAAACTCGTTAGCATCTGCTGCTGTTGATGCTGCTGTTAAGTCTGATATTTTAATGTTTGCCATAGTTTAATAACTCCTCTTCCAAGCTCCGTTAGTGTGTTTATAGATTTTTAAATTTTGAGTCCAAGCTCCATTCCATTTTACATTTGGAATAAATGTTTTCCAAGTTCCTGCATCTTTGTAATACGGCTGAGAACTAAAGAATGTTTTACTTGGATTACCTACTATAGTAGCAAATACAATATTACCATAAGCTGCTATAGCTGTTCTAGTATCAGTACCATTTTCTAGTACACGAATATCTCCTGCTTCAGTAATACGTGTTACTTCATCTGTACCTGATGTAATACTACCGAATAATGTTTTAAGTCCTACGGCTGCTTTAGAACCTGTAGCACTTAAAGGTGATTCACCAAAACATGTTCGTAATGAATCGGAAGTCATAGTACCTGTAGCTGCCATAGGAGCTTCAGCTAATACTAAGACTAAACCATTAGCTGCCATTGTTCCTTCAGCAGCCATGCTAGCTTGATCTACAAATGTTCCTTCACCTGCAGTAAGTTTAGAACCTTGACCTGCTAAACTAGCAGATGCAAAGGTACTGATATTAATTGTACTGGTTACACTACCTGTAGCTTGAAGACTTGCATCTGGTAATTCAAAACCAAATGTCGTCCTAATGATTCCATCTTCTGTAACTCTAGTATCACCTGCTTCACTGGTTCTTATACCTGCAGGGATAATTTGATAATCGGCAGATACTCGTGAGGCTCCATCTTCTGATATACGAAGATCACCATTTTCAGTATTACGATAAAAGCCTTGAACTGCCATTGACTATCCTTACGCTATAGTAAGATCAATGTTACCAGTTGAAAACTGTAATGTATCTCCGTCTGCTACTGTTTTAGAGGCTGTCATAACACCATGCCATAATAGGTTACCACCTGATGAAGCATCATGAATACCAATGTGAGTAATTGTACCCCAGTCACCTCCTGCTGCAGTAAATGTAATATCACCTGTATTTGATGTTGTACCACCTGGTGATGTTGCTGCTGCAAATGTAACTGATTGTCTAGAGTATCCATTACCTGATACTTCTGTACCACCACCTGAATCACTAGGTGCTGCAGTGTATAATGCTACATACCAAGCTGTAGGTCTTGTAGCAGAGCCTGTTGTCATTAACCAATCCAACAACAGAGCTTCTGAATGATCTGATAAAGCTGCCATTTATTTATTCTCCTGTTAAGTTATTGTAAACCAAATATCACCATCTGAACCACCTGAAGGTGCACTAGTGCTAACAGTAACACTCTGCGTGATACTGGTATAATTGTTGTAAACAGTATTCATTTGTGCTAAGTAGTCTACACCATTAACTGTTAAACTTGTTGCTGATAATCCACCTGCATTTAAAATGTCATTACCATTTAAATCCAGAGCATTTTCCATTTGGTTAGGTTCACCAGATGGATTGTTTCGATATAATACGTTATTATTAAATTCGTCTTCAATTGCATTAAACGAAGCATTTAATGCTGCTGCTGAAGCATAACCTGCTGTAATGCCACTGAGTGTAACTTTAGCCACTATTTGTCTCCTACGACTTTAAGACCTATACGTTCTAGATCTGATTCAAATTCTTTTTTAAGTTTAGTATTGGCTTTAAGTTCTCTATCCACTTCTTCTTTAGAAGGTCTACCCCTCTTCTGAATATATCCTTTCTCTACGAGATACTTAGAAGCTTGTACTCCCTTCGCATCATTATCCCTCGATGCATGTATCAAAGCTTTAAGTCCATGAGCTTTTAGACGAATATCTAATTCATCTCTCCAACCCTGTATCATGTTCTTTATGTCTGGTATTGTGTCGTTTGCTAACTTATTCCAGTGATCCCATGATCCTAGAACATCCATAGCAAACTCGTATTCATATCCTGGAATGTGATCATAAGACATATAAAGTTGTTTCATTGATTTATATATGTTATCATCACGTTTTATATCTTCGTCCTTCAACGTAAAGACAGGAGGATACTTGATAGTATCTCCCCCATGCCTTAGTTCCCAGAACAGGGATTGAGTGCGATAACGACCTGAGTCGTCTTTATAAGAAGGTTTAGCCATAAGATATATTAATACTCTTTACATAAATATTATAACACAAAAGAGGATCCTTGTCAAGTACTTTTTTCAAGACATAGGTATCCTCTTCAGCATATTTGTCAGTTAACAGTGAACAGTTAACAAGGACTAAGTAACTATTAACTAATTAACTTTGTTAATACAAATATTTTAGCATATTTTTTTAGAAA